TACCTTCGGGCTGACCGCACGCAACGCTGCGGACGGTGACGATGTCAACATCGTCAAGGTGAACGCGTCAGACCTCATCGAGTTCGGCGCGAGCCTTGCTGCTGCAACTCTTGGGGGTACACTGAGCGCTGCTGACCAGACCATCGACTTCAATTCGGGCCACATCGAGTTCGGCACCACGCCGGCCGATGCAGGCAGCATCCGACAGGAGAACAACGCTGCCGTCTGGACTGCCCGCAACGCTGGAGATGACGGCAACGTGAGCGGCTGGAAGGTGAATGCCGCAGACGACTACGAGGCCGCCGCGGACGTGAACCTCGCGGGGAACACACTGTACGGCGATACGGCAGCCAATGGCGACCTGACACTGTCGGCTACTACAAACGGTACTGTGACCACGTCGTACATCATTGCATCCAATATGTTCGATGCTACGGCTGACGGCTTGGCGACCGCTGTAGTGGCAGGTGCTGTCGGCGACGGGTCGTTCACTGCAACACCGCTCAACGGGTGTATCGCCATCGACAGCAGCAACGGCAGGTTGTACTTCAAGTACGGCGATGCTTGGCATTACTGCTCGCAGGATGCCTAAGTAACATAGAAAGAAGGGGGAGAAATGAAGCTCACAGTACAGGAAATCTTGGCCGCCAATCAGGGATTGCCGGAGATGCTCACGTGGTCACTCCCTGCGGCTACGAGCCTCAAGGTGGCTCGCATGGCAAAGACCATCCGCACCGAGGTTCAAACCATCATGGGAGTGCGCAACGACCTCATTCGGAAGTACGGCTCACCGGACGACAAGGGCAACCATGTCATCAATCAGGAGCACGAGAATTGGCCTGCGTTCAACGAAGAGCTACAGGCCCTGCTAGCTGAAGAAGTGGAGATAGACGTGGAACCCGTTGAGCTACCGACTTCCTTGGAAATCAGCGCGGGAGCGATTCTTGCGCTGGAGAAACTCGTTACGATTGCGGAGTAGCCTGTCCGGGCGGTAGCTCCGGCAGGCTCCTCCTTCGCGGGATAGGGGGCTTATCCTTTCACCCCTATCCCGTTTTATTATGAAAGGATAAGGGGGAGAAATGACACACGTATGCAAATATTTCTTGGTAGACGCAGAAGGCGTCAGGCGCTGCGTCGAATGTGGCAAGTCGGCTCAAGAGGTAAAACAAGAGCTGAAGGCCGACACCGAGCATGAAGATAAAGCCATGTCCAAACCTGAGGACAAGGCTGTGCATAGACCTACACGCAAACGAAGACGGAGGTCATAATAGATGGCTAACTTCTTGAAGATGGCTGTGCCGCAGGTGTATATCGGTGCGGCGGCCGACACCAAGCCTACTGGCGTAAACGTCGGCTCGCTCTGTTACGAGCACGATACCGGAGACTGGTATATCACGGCTGACGGCACCAATTGGGTGCTCTACAAAGGAGACGTTCAATGGCTGATTTCGTAGCGTTCGCAATCCCGAACCGATATATCGGTGCGTCGACAGATACCAAGCCCAGCGGAGTAGGAATAGGGTCTATCTGTTACGAGTACGACACTGGCAAAGAATTCATCACGTACGATGGCACGAATTGGGTCCAGTATGCGGCCACTACGTATGTCGGCTCGCTCCTGCCGCTCGCGGATGATACCTACTACCTCGGCTCGGCGACTGTCGGATGGGTCGGACTACATTTACCTGACACGCTCATCACCGACGATACAGGCGTAGTCAAGTTCCGCAATAACACTGACACTGCGGATGTGAATATATCTGCAGGAGACCTCACGCTGTCTGGCGGGGCTACGGCATTGACGTTCTCCAATGCCGCGACCATCGTGGCTGCATCCGGCCTGACCATGCCTGCATTCACAGCGAGCGATGATGTTAGCTTTGCCACGGGCAAGGGAATTACGTTCGACTCGTACGACTATAAGCTTTCGGATTCGGGACTGTATGCCGGTGATGGCTCAAGCGTGTGGGATTCAAGGCTGAAGCGGGATGCAGCGGGCAGGTGGGAGTTAAGGAACAACGCGGATGATGCGTACATCGACCTCGCGTTGTCAGACCTGCATGTCTACGGCCAGCTATTCGGCAAAGAGAGCTACCTCAGGGTAGGCGACGCCGGTGCTACCGCGCATGGATTGGCTTCCGAAGACGACCTGATGGTGACTGGCAAACTCGAAGTCAGTGACGATGCGTTCTTCAACTCAGACGTGACAATGGGCACGCTGGTCGTTGAGGACGACTCAGGTGTCGTGACTCTCGTGGACTTCGGCGTGACGGATACTCCCAGCGCTGGCGCAGAACAATCCTACGCCTTCAAGATTGATGGCACAGAGCTATTCAAGGTCTACGCTGAGGCAGACGGTTCAGGTGGCATCCAGAACGAGAGACTGGAGGCCCATGTTCCACTGAGCGTGACTGCCGAGTCTGACGTGACCATTTCATCTGGGGCGATTGCCGTTAGTAAAACATTGCACTCGGTTATCGTCGAAGGAGGCACAGGCGCAGGTGCAGACGACCTCTCGTCTGCCACGGGTGGCTCCGAGGGACAGCTCCTGATACTGAAGCCCAACACTTCCGGCGCGAATGACCAAGTCACAGTGAAGAATGGCACGGGTTCAGGAGCATTCATCTTGGCGGGCGGCGCGGACTTCGTCATGGACAGCGTCAACGACAGGATAATGCTGATTAGCAACGGGACAGAGTGGGTAGAAATAGCGAGGTCGTCTGGGGGATAGTATGCCAAACACTGGTGACCCCGTCCTGATGGACATCCCGATAAAGGGTGTCTATAAGTATAAGAGTATGTCTCTGGAAATCGGCAGAGTTCTAGGAACGAATAAGCCTACGTCAGTCTACAGGGGGATGTACGCGGGCTGGAGCCTGCCGATATTCAACAACGACGACGAAGAATTGTACGCCTGCGAGTGTATACCGCCGGACTGGGATGGTACAAGCGACTTTGCAATACATATCGGTTGCTGGCTGAGTGCTGCCAATAACGGCAAGAGATTCAAGTTGCGGATGTCTTATTCGTCGCATTCCGACGGAGAGGTTGTCCCAGATACGGCCACGGACGTAGATGTCGAGACGGAGACCGGCGACGCGGCACAATATACGTATTATTTCGTTGAGTTCACGATACCGGCGGGAGCTGTGTCTGTAGACGATGTCTTTGCAGTGAGGCTGCGCAGGATTGCCGCCAGCTCCGACGAGATAGCAGGAGAGGTTGTCGTCGAGGGATTCAGGATGAGGTATGTTTCTAACCTGATAGGAGGCATAACGTGACTGTACGTATAGACCCAAGCTTGGGGCAGACGCTGCGCATAAATCCAAGCTTAGGACAGACATTGAGTTTGTATGCAGGCGGTAGTGCAGCAGTGCTGAAGGATTGGCCCTTTGGCGGCCCTACACCTACGTCATTGGTGGACCAGTCTGGATATGGGAATGACGGGACATTTACTGACATCACTATGACGCAGCTTGATAGCGGCCTATGGGTTTACGGATTCAATGGCACATCGTCATACATAGATTGCGGCAGGGATACTTCATTGAATCTTGGTACTGGCGACTTTTCGCTTGCGGCATGGATAAAAGCTACCAGTGGCGGCGGCGATTATTACTTTATTATCGACCGCTACTATGGGATAAACAATCCGAGTTGGGCACTAGTTTTGGATGATAACACAGGAGCCTTGCGGTTCATTTTGGCCGACGGCAGCAATAGTGTCGTTTTTCAAGAAGGAAGTAGCCTGAAAGATGACGCATGGCACCACGTTGGCATAAGCTGTGACCGTGATGGCAATGCCCAGATGTACCTCGACGGGAATACATTGGGTGACACAAACGATATATCTGCCATATCTGGCGCAGTGGATGCAGCAGTGAAGGATGTTTGCTTAGGCATAAATGCAAATGACGAATCCAGTAACGTATTCATAGGGTCAATGGGGTTGTGGCGTATAAAGAAAGCATTATGGACTAGCGCCGACTTTGCCAAGATGTACGCAATGGAGAAATCCCTGTTCAAGTAGGAGCATGGATAGAGGCGACGTACAAGACTCTTCTCACTCCGTCTACACTATATGGTGCAGGGAGTGAGCAATCGGTGTAAAATAGTCACATGAGAACATTGATAATCGGGCTATTGGTAGCAATTCTCCTAATTCCTTCGCCTATTCTAGCTTGGGGGCCACGAACACACACAGAGATAGCGCACCAATTGGAGCAAACTTCGAATGACTTTCTGGCCGGTTCAGTTCTTCCCGACTACTCACTATCCCTGAGGGCACTGGGCGATGACTATCCTAACCTGCAAAGCATCACCCACTCACAGGAGTTCATAGACCTTCTGCCGGAGGGTGACTTCAAGAATGGCTGGATAGCGCACGTCGAGTCAGACAAGATTGAGTCAGACTATTCAAGGCTGAAACTGGGCGAAGGCGCGCCGATGGGAGCGGACTATCCCGTAGACCAAGCCTATCATGTAGACCCTCCGTATATCACTTCGTCTCACGGGGCCATCGTTGAGGATGTATTAGACAAGCTGGGAGTAGACCGTCCCGAGACCGACTGGCAAAGGGTAAACTCCACCTACCGTGTATACATACGCTGCTACCGCATGGATAAGTACAAGAAGGTCTTGAACGAGTGGTATCCCGACTATCAGGAGTACGTGGACAAATCAGTACAGGCTAGTGCGGATAGATTGGAGCTGAATGAAGAGGGCGAAGAGCATGAGGGTCGAGTAGCCCACCATAAGAAGCGGCGCTGCTGGTGTAACGCCATTGTGCCAGAAGGCAGGGCTGAGGCTGAGCGGCAGAAGAGGGAGCTGTGGCGGGAATACAGGCAGAGGATGAGCGAGGCCGAGACTGTACAGGAGAAACTGAGTCTGTACGAAGAATGGAAGGCCATAAGGGAAAGCCTGAGCGTTCCTACTGTATGTAGTTATGGATGAGTACAAGCGCCGCCAGCTACTAGAGGAAATAGAGAGAGACAGGGCAATAGTAGAGAGGCTCTGGAAACATGAGTCTCCACAAATAGGAGTTATCCTATCTCTGCTCAGGCGGATAGAACACCACGAGGGGGCCATACATGGCATATTGCACGCTTGAAGAGGTCAAGGCTCATCTGGGCCACATGACGGCTGAGACAGACGACGACATTCTTGAGGACATCATCAATGCCGTTAGCGCAGAGATTGACAAATACTGCGACCGGACATTCACGTCCAGCTCGGCAACGAAGTATTACGACGGCGTACAAGATGACCTTCTGGTAGACGACCTTGTTTCAGTGACCTCGCTGAAGCTAGATATGGACGGAGACCATGTCTACGAAACGACTCTATCCGATAGTGATTACGACCTCTTGCCGTACAACGAGTCTCCGAAGTGGCTAGTCAAACTCTCTGAAAGTAGCAGCTATGGTAGCTTCGCAGAGGGCAAGACCAAGGCCGTGGAGATTACAGGTATGTGGGGGTTCTCTAGTGTGCCCGAACCAGTCAAACAAGCTGCGATTATTCAATCGTGCCGGATATATCGATTGTCACAGTCTGGATATGGGACAGAGATAGGAACGCCGGAGATTGGTGTCAGTACGGTCTACCAAGGGCTTTCGTCTGACGCGAGGCGATTGTTGGCCCCATTCATCAAGGTGACGTATGCTTGAGATAGAGACCAAGGGGCTTGAGGAGCTACAACGAGACCTGAACCATTTGGCAGGCAAGATTGAGCCGAAGGCACTCGTGCGTATCCTGAGAGAGGAAGCGCGGTCGTTCCGGCAGAAACTGTTGCCAAGAGTGCCGGTAGGGCCGACCGGAAATCTTCGCAAGGGGGCCCGTTACTGGACGCCGCGAATCAATACAAGGCACCCAGACGCAATGGCGCGCTCCGGCATGTATCTCAAGATAGCTCCCCACGCCAACATCGTGGAATACGGCACGGTCGAGCGGTATACCACGTCTGGGGCATATCGCGGCGTGATGCCGGCGCGTTACTTCTTCTCTCCGCTGGCGCAACAAGAGATGCCGGGCATCCTATCCCGTATCATCAAGCGTATTTATGACATAATAGGCAAGGAGTGGCGATGAGTGTTGAAGCCATTGGAAGTGGTATCAAGACAAACCTCAGCAACATAACGAGTCTCAGCCGTGTCTATGCACCCAACGAGATGCCGAACCAAATCAACGAATTCCCATGTGCCGTGATTCAACACGTTGGGACAGAATACGGGCTGACCATGGGCGGTGCGCTGGACAAGCACGACTTTCGCATTGTCGTGTTCGTTACGAATCAGGACACGCCATCAGCTTTCAATAGACTGCTGGACTTCCTAGCTTCAACCGGAGACGATTCTATAGTACAAGCGATACGAGATGATGTAACACTGAACGGCAGCGCATCTGATGTTACTATCATTGGCAATACGGGCCAGTCCATTATTACATGGGCTGGCGTCCAATATCTCGGCACCGAATTCAATCTGGAGGTCTATGAATGAGCCTCAAGAGCGGGCGTAATGGGCAGTTGTATCTAGCCGAGT